GCAGGGATGCGGAACACATCGCCGTTGTCGATGGTCTTCGAAGTCGTCAGCGCACCGTAGGCCAGAAGGTTGCCGCCCGACACCGCGTCGTAGATCGCGGCGTAAGTGATCGTACCCCACGAAGCCGTCGCAGTCGGGAACTCGACCGCCGCTGTGTTCGAGGCTTGGCTGCCCGTCACGGTGAACGCGATAGTCTGCCGGGCGTAGGAACCACCCGACACTTCCGTCCCGGAACCCGTCTCGCCGGGGTTGCTGGTGAACAGCCCGACATAAAGGGTGGCCGGCGCAGTGTAGGGGGTGGCGCCGAAGACGTGGCCGAGAACCTTGTTCTCAAGAAAGTTGGAGAATGACACGGCGCTGTTCCTTAACCAAACGTGCGGATACGGGCTTTAAGTTTTGACGAGCCGATGCGGGCGCGTTCGTCGGCCAGCATCATATCATCGACGAACCTCTGATACAGCCCCGCCCACGTATTGATACGCTCGTCTTCCTTCAGATAGGGCGAAGACTGCACAAGCGCCCCATACAGATAGATGTCCGGACTTTCCGTCAGCAGCCAGTTTGTGGTGTTGCTATCCGACAGGGCAGGGATTTTCGCGTAGTACAGAAGCTCCGCGCTGTAGCTTGTGTTCGGCGGGGGAATGACTTGGAACTGCTGCCCGACCATCGTGAACATCAGCGGCTGGTTGGCGACACTGTACTTAAGGCGCTCTTCCGCGGCCTGTTCCGGCGTCACGTAGAGCAACGGCGTGATCGGGTCGGTGTTCAACTGGAAGCGGATGTTCTCCAGCCAATCCGCCGGCACCGCGAAATACGGGGTATCGACAGTCGCATCGGACCGCGTCACCATCTTGCGGTGGCGGATCGTGCGGTTGAACTGGGCCTCGGCCAGTGAGATAAAATTGGGGATGACCGCGTCGAGGTCGTCTCGGTTGAGCCAATCCCCGATGGCAGACTTAAGTTCTGCGTAGGTCGTAATAGCCATCAGACGCTCCCCGGACGAACTCGCCACATTGCGTTGTTAGGATCGTTCAACCACTTAACTAGTTCCTGCTGGTCGTCGAGGATGCCCTTGGCTTTGAGTTCCATGTAGACCGTCATAGGGATGCGGCCGACGTGGGTGAATTCGCCCCAGCGTTTCGGTGCGCTGTCAAACGCCGCCCGGTTGGACTCGACGATGCCGGTAACGTCCTGCTCTTTGACGATGGTGGCGTTGTCGTCCGTGCCATCGTAGTCGAGGAAAGTCTTAATCCCGGTTTCGATGTCGTTGGAGATAAGGCGCTTAGACATGGGTTTCTCCTGTGGGTTATGGGGGCAAGCCTAGACCTGCCCCCACCCCCCAGTCAATTAGGACGTGGTAAGGTCGGCCACGATGCCGTGAGCGGCTTCGTTGTTAACCTTGAGGCCGTATTCAACGAGCATCAGGCGCTTCTCGGCGTCGCCGGTCTTCGCCAGTTCCATCTGCTGGATCGGACGGAGGACGGCCATCGACGCGTACTGCGGGTCCACGACGAAGGCGTCACGGGCGCGCTGGAAGCGGTTCGGCACGATGTTGACGGTGCCGAAGTCCGACACGTACACGTCCGCGGCGCCGACGATCTGGGCCTGCTGGCCAGCCGGAACGTCACGGAAGCGGGTGGCGATGCCGTTGAAGCCCGAAGCAGCCTGCTTGTTGAACGAACCGACCATCAGCATCGTCGGCGTGCCGCCCGATTCCCAGACCTTGGCGATCACGGTCTTGAGCAGAGCTTCGGTGAACGCACGCTGCGTACCATCGGTACGAGCAGCGATACCCGAAGTGTCAGCGCCGCCGCTGCCGAAGCTGGTGTTGGTCTTGATGAACGCCGGGAGACCAGCGGTACGACGGGCGGTGGTGGTGTTACCAGCAACCGGCGACTGGTTGGCGAGCAGGGCGCTCTCCATGTCGCGCTTCAGTTCCGAACCCAGCTTGGCAAGCTGATAGGTCAGTTCCGAACGACGGCCGGCCTTGTCGAGAGCTTCGAGCGTGCCGGAGATGATGACGTTCTTGGTGCTGATCTGGGTGTAGTTGCCGATACGCGAGGTCGGGTTCACCGCGGCGAACGAGCCAACGTCGTCGCCTTCGAGCGCAGCGTTCGAAGCCGAAGCAGCGGCGAGGCTGTCGGTCTGCCATTCGAAGTAGGTGTTCTTGACGTTCTCGCGGCCGATGTTCGAGATGAACGGGGTTTCTTCCGGCGAGATGTTGTAGATGACGTTCGAGAGGTCTTCACGAATACCAATCGCCGAATAGCGAGTGAAGGTGTTTGCTACAATTGCCATGACTTAAATCCTTAAATGAGTTTATCCAAGAGTGCAGCCGCATCCGCGATGCGACCAGTTTGTGCGAGACGCTTGGACGCTCTCTTTACATCAATAGAACCGGGCTTTGCAGAAGTGTTACCGGAACCGGGGCGAACAACACGGGCCTTTTGCTTGACCGGCTGCTTTGCCTTTTCCATGTTCCGCGCACCCTTATCGTACAGCATAGCTTTACGGACGAGAGCGATATGTGCGGCCTGAGTGAGGGAGTTAATGTCCTGCTCAGTCAGTCCGTTCGATGTCGCCCATTCCCGCAGTTCCTGAGCTTCCTTCATCATCGTCGCCTGATCTTTCCACTCAGGAATGACTTCAGGTAGACGAGCGCGTTCAGCTTCAACAACCGCCTGCATGTGCATTGTACGCTGCTTGGCTTCTTCCTCGGCGAGTCGCTTCTGCTCGGCCTGAATGGCGACGAGCCGCTGCGTTTGCTCTTCCTTGGTCCGACGCCAATGCCGTTCTAGTTTCGCAGCCTCAATGGGGTCTTCATCATAAAGAGTATCCCAGTCAGGCTCCGCCGCGTTTTGCTGCTGAATCTGCTGCTGCAAGATCGGCAACATCTGCGCGTATTGAGCGCGTTCCGCACGAATGGCTTCTGCTTCGGCCTCGAACGCTTTGCGTTGTTCGGCAAGAGCAGTAGCTTTCCGCGTGTAATCCGCAGTCCGAGAATAGCCGTTCCGAAGTTCTGCGAGGGTGACTTCCATCTCTTGACCGTCAACTTTAACCTTGACGGTAAGATCATCAGTAAGTTCCTGCGTCGCTTCTTCTTCTGTATAATCTTCTTCCGGATCGGAGTCTTCGTCGGCCTCGGTTTCTTCGTACTCTTCGTACTCTTCAACTTCTTCCGATTCATACTCCTGACCAGTTTCCTGATCTAGCGCCTCAGTCTCTTCTTGGTTGTCCTCTTCAGGGCCAAGCAATTTGCTGATGGCAAGAGTTGCTTCGTGAAGGCCGATCCCGCTTGCGGGGTTGCCGTCTTCATTCGCCATATATCACCTTTTCGTGTTGCAGTTCAACTCCTCGCCGCAATAGTTCCGTCGTCGAGGATTGCCCGGAGTCGGGCTTTCAAACGCTCAAGGCACTTAAGCGTAAGAAACAGATCGCCGCGTAGCTCATAATCATTTACGTCTGACGCGCGCCATTCTTCGAAGATGTCCTTCTCTACGAAAGCAAACGCTTCGACAAGAACTTCGTCTTCGAGAAGACGCTTGGCGTGGTTCGCCTTGGCGATGATTTGTTCTTTCGTCATACAATCCCAAAACCCGGATTAGCTCGCGGAGGGAGGATGCCCATACCCGGCGCGGTCGGGGTTGGCGCGGGGGCGCCCCCAAAGAAGTTGAACTCAGGGCCGAAACCGTAGGTTTCGTAGTCCCCGCCGAACGGCGTGAACGGGCCGCGGGTGAAAGTCGGCATCAGACCAAGCTGCGAGGCGTAGGGCGTCATCCGCCCCGCGCCGCCGCCACCAAACGCACTGCCGAGAAGGTCGAGTCCGGTCGAGGCGAGACGGTAATACTTAATGATCTCGTCAAGCAGGCTGTTCTTTTCCGCCGGATTGGGGACATCGACCGGCGTTTTCGTCATATCAGGCAGTGTCGAGCCAAGCGGCCCCGGATTGAAACCAACGGGAAGCGGAGGAAGGGCCGGTCGGGCGGGACTTTCTACGGGCGGTCGATTTCCCGTCAGGATCATTTCGCCTTCCGGCGTGACAACCGGAGCCGGCGCAGGTGTAGGAATAGGCGGCACCAGCGGCGGCACTTCGGGTGCAGGAGGCGGAGTCTGTCCCGTCAGGATCATGCTGTTGTCTGGGTTAATAATCGGCGGGACGGCTGCGTTTGCCCCAGCGCCGATAACCACCGAGGCGGGAAGCGCGGCGTCAACGGCGCCCGTCACGACAATCGGGTTGCCAGAAGGGTCAACCTGCACGGCTGGGCTAGTCGGCTGTTCAAACACGCGGTCGGCGAAGTCCGCACCCCGGCCCGGGGCCATGTTCGCAAGATTGCTAAGGGCGCCGCCCGCCGCGCTTCCGACAAATGCCGGAACGGCGGCTGTGGTGCCTTGGACAATTATTTCGCCCAACAAGGGGGATATTTTCGACGCTGCTGCGGAGCCTGCGGCAGAGCCTACTTTGGAACCCGTGGCAGCGCCCATACCGGGCGCGGCACCAATCGCCGCTGCTGTGCCAGCAGTGATGCCCGCGCGAAGCAGCGTATTCGTAATGTCGCGCCCCTGCGCGACACTCGAAGCCGCCGAACCGGCTGCGGCGCCCAGCGGGCCTCCGATTGCGCCGCCAATCGCCGGAAGCACAAAGTCTGCGGCGACACCAAGCGCGCTTGCGGGGGGTCTATCTTGGGCGACGTTAAACTGCCGTCCAGTAGTAGGATCGACGCCAACGGCGGTCCAATTGGCCTTCTTGCCCATATCGGCGGATCGGTCTTGCGATGCTCGCCATACCTGCTCCAGACCCGCTTGGCCCGTTCCAGACGTTATGACTTTTCCGGTCTTGTTGTCGATAAGCGCGTATGTTGCGCCCGCAATCGGTGCGGCAAAGCCACCCATCCCGCCTTGGTGCGTGTTAAAGACCAACATCCCGCCTTGAGTATACTGCGGCGTTGCTCCCGCAACCGGCGGCGTATACTGTTGCACTCGGCCCGATTGCGACAATGAAGGCGCGTTGTATTCGTAGGCTTCTGCGTCAAAGGGATTTAGATATTCTTCCTCCGGAGCGGGGGCCGCCATGATCGGCGGGGCAGACGGCTGCTCGGACGGCGCCGACATGATAAGCGGCGCGCTGGGCTGGATGCTGGGCGCCGGAGCGGCGGGCGGCAGTAGGCCGGCATTCGGCGACGACATCCCGCGAGCCATCTCTTCCGCCCGAGCAATGCGCTGCTGGAATTCGTCCACCGGAGGCGGGGCAGGGGTCGTGAACTCCACAGGCTCGGGCATCGCGCCGGGCGCTATGTCAACATACGCAGGGCCGCCGCCCGTGAGGATTGCGTCAAACAGCCCCGGAGTCAGAAGAGGCTCGTAGAACATATCTCGATACGTGTTCGGGGGCAAAGCCATTACATCATCCCTTCAGGCGGCATGGGGACTTGGGGCTGCATCGGCGCAGGCGCGGCAACAGGCGCCGGCCCCGGAGCAGGGGCCATAGCCTGTTTCAGAAACTCGCGGTCGCGCTGCATCATGGCTTGGATGCTGGCCGTATTGACCTGCGTGCTATACTTGGCCTCGATCTCGGCTGCGCGAAGCATCGTGTCGGCGTCCAGCTTATCGCGCTCACGGTCGTCCTTGCGCATCATTTCTTCGCGCTGGAGTTCGAGTTCCGCGGCCTTCTTCTGGATGTCGGCCTGAATGGCCTGTGCCTGCACCTGCGCCAGAATTTCTTCAGGCGACGGCGGGGGCGGTGCCGGCGGGGGCGGAGGCGGCTGCATGGCCGGGTCCTTGAAGAACATGTTCGGGTCCTTGTAGCCCGCGAGCGCCAGCATCTGCGCCAGCGTGTTGCGGTACTGCCCAAGGTCCACAAGCGGGTTGTTCTGCACGCCGCCTTGCTGGATCAGCATTTCCTGCTTCTGGGCCACCTGCGCCAAGAACGCCATCTTCTCTTCGTTCGAGCCGGTGCCAAGCGCCACGTTGACGACGACATCCATGTTCGAGTCCCACACGCGCGGGTCAATCGGCACGAACTGGTTGCGCAGACGCACCATACGCGGCGCGTCCTGATAGGTCGTCAGCAGGTACAGAGCCTTCTTGAACAGCGGCTTCATACCCGTCTCGGCAAAGATGCGGCAGATCAGTTCGATATGTTGCTGTGCCGCGGTGACTGTCGCCGCGACCGCAGCGCGGGTGGACGACTGAAGTGCGTTTGCATCAAGACCCGCAGCGGCCTTGCTGATGCACGTGCGGTTCTCGCGCAGTTCGTCCATGTATTGCAGCATCGGAAACGCGGCTTGGCCGACAAACGGCGTCGAGAACGGCTGCACCATACCCGGCGCGCGCATACGGATGATGCCGCCAACTTCGGTATTCATCACGTCTTCGAGATTGACTTGGCCCTCGACGACGGCCGTGCGGGGATGGATCGACTGCGCCAAGCTGTCGAGCATGTTACGCAGGATGTTCGACTTAATAAGCTGGATGTCCATCACGACATCCGCCACCGACATACCGAAGAAGGTGTGCGGCTCCGGATCGGGGCAGAAGCTCACGAACGGAATGTGGTCGCACGGCTCGTTGTGGAGGATTTTGTAGGCGCTGCCGCCGACGCACACACGACGAAGTTCGGCGATGCCGTCACCGTCCATATCTACGTAGAGATAGGTTTCGATGTACTCAATTTTGCGGCTCGCAAGGTCCGTTCGGCCCGCGCCAAGAATCGTTGCGTCCGGATTCCGGTCGAAGGCCTCGTCGTTCCCGTTAAAGTCTTCGGTTGTTTCGTAGCCAAGGTCTTCGATCTCGTCGAGTTCGTAGCCCAT